CTGTGTATTCTGCGACGACGAAAGCGACCTGCGGCATGAAAGTCTTTTTTGATTGCGAGTTTACTGGCCTGCATCAGCACACGACACTGATTAGCATTGGCCTGGTGAGCGAGGACGGCCGCACGTTCTACGCTGAAGCGAACGACTACAACAAAGGCCAGATTACGGACTGGCTGCGCAACAATGTGCTGACGCATTTGCAGTTTAGCCAAAATGCTAATGAGAGCTTGCCGAGGATCGATCTCGAGCATCACGCGATGAAGGGTACGCGCTCACAAGTCGCATTTTCGGTTGCTCAATGGTTAGCACAGTGGGAATTGGTTGAAATGTGGGGCGATTGCCTGGCCTACGACTGGGTACTGTTCTGCCAGTTGTGGGGTGGCGGCGCCGAGTGCCTGCCAAAGAACGTGTCGTATATTCCGTTTGACCTGGCGACCCTACTAGCTGTGGCCGGCGTCGATCCCGATGTGAGTCGTACTGAGTATGCAGGGTTTTCTATCCCCTCCGAAGCACTACCACGGCACAATGCACTATTCGATGCCAAGGTTCTCCGCGCGTGCTATGAGCGCGTGATGGCAAGCGGTGCTTGGTCGAGCGATAAGGGATAGCTCAAGTAAAGGCAGTTGCAATGCAAGAACCAACTGTGTCAGAAACGGCGCCGAGCATCGTTTCTGTTACTCCACTTAGCGCCGCACAGGCAGCAGCTGAAAAGCAAAAGTATGGGCCATATCCCGCGACGAATCGCCACGAACGGCGCAAAGCGGCCAAGCTTATGCGGCAGGATGCCAAGAGGATGCATGTACACTGACCAATCGCCTGTTCTTGGGTCGCCGCAGGCCACGCTCGTGCAAGCATTGGCCTTTTGTCGTGCGCGCTGCACCCGCAACTATTCGCTGTACGATATCGATCAGGTGATCATTCCTGCTTACTGGCATCTCGCGCTTAGTGTCAGCGTTGACCCAGTGCTCGCTATTGCGCAGATGTGTCATGAAACTGGCTACCTAACCTCGTGGTGGAGCCAGCGCCCGTACCGCAACCCGGCCGGCATCGGCGTGACTGGACGCGAGTGGGCCGCGCAGCCCAAGAACGGTGCCTGGGCCTTCCACAACGGCATGTGGGTTGAGGGCGTGAGCTTCGACGGCTGGGTTGATGCCGCAATTCCTGCACACGTCGGCCGCTTGCTGGCGTATGTGCTGCCCCAGCATCATACGATGCACGGCTGGGTGATTAGCGGCACGCCAAAACAGAGTGAATTGGTCAAGACGGCGCTGCACTACCGCGATATGCCAGCGCAGTTTCGTGGCTCGTCGCGCAGCGTGGCCGACCTGGGCGGCAAGTGGGCGTTTCCTGGGCGGCAGTACGGGGCGAAGATTGCAGCGATTGCCGAGACGATGCGGCAGGTCGCAGTATAAGGAGCAGGTATGTCTGAAGAGACAACGACCACAATAGCGGTCGATGAGAATCTGGCAAAGGTGTTGCAGCTGCTGGACTCGATTATTGCAGAGCTGAATGCGTCGCCGATCAAGAACCGGCAGCGCAACCTGGCGGTGACCAAGCTCGAAGAAGCGGCAATGTGGCTCAAGGCAGCCCAGGACCGCGAGACAGCGTAATGGCAGCGCTTATTGTCACAATAGATCCTACGCGATTATTGCAGGAGTTGCGCATCACAATGAATGATGTGCTCTTACAGCGTTTGTGTGAATTACTGCAAGCCGAGCCATCCATAACTGAGGACTGGCTAGTTTGTAAGGTTGCCCAGTTTCGTGGCTTGCCCGAATCAGACGTTTTAGCAATGCTTTATGAAACAGACCGAAGAATATAAATATGCATGATCGAGCACTCGATTACCAAGTTGCGGCACTGCTTGGTGATAAACCAGTCGGGAATCGTGGCTGGCGAAACACGCAAGGCCATACGACATGGACAACAGACGGTGGCCCGCCGTTTTACTCGGCTGGTGAAGAATGGGGCACGCCGCCGTTGCTTCTGGCCGAGATAGAAAAGCGTGGACTGCGAGCCGAATACTGCGAGGCGCTTGAAGATATATTGCGCATCGTCAATCCTTGGTCGTGTGCGTCAGTCGATGCCGAGTGGAAACTGCTTACCGCGACACCCGAGCGCCACTGCCGCGCGTTTGTTGAGGTCTGCCGAGGGTTGTCATGAGTAAGCGCAAGCCGGTGAAGCCTGAACCGCTCTCGCAGCAGCTCGCACAGCTCCTGGTGCAAGCCGCACAGCAGGAAACACAGCAGCAGCACGGCGAAGATGTGTATCTCGCTGTCACTGCATATCACGTGACGTTCAATAAGCGAACATATATCGTGCAGATTAGTGAACGATAGGTTGTCTATGCGCCCTGTTTCCAATCGACGTGTTTGGTTCATTGCCGTTGCTGGTGTCGCGCTGTTCCTACTCGGCGTGTTTGGGCTGCTCGCCTATATTGTGTGGTGGCTATGATGACAACCGAAACACGGTTAACGTTTGGCTGCATCATCACGGCGACGTTGCTCGCCATCGGGTTTGCCCTCGGTGCGGCGACGGCTATGTATCTGTGGGGGTTTCGATGAGTGACGATCTGCCAAAGCTTAGCCGCGACGATTTACCGTGGCTCTTTAGCCGTTTATTACTACCAGCAGAAAGCACTCCTGGCACAGATGCGAAAACCCGCGCTTGGACGTTCGAGCCACGTGGCGAGATCAAGCCAAAGCGCCCCCTAGAAATGGAAGCAACCGTGATGGAAGCAACCGTGTCGGGCACAACGACACTTGATAGCGTGCCAGTCACAATTGAGCTCTGTGTACGTGCGCGTCCAATTTTGGATAAGACAGCCTATACAGATGAACAGTACGCTGCGGTGCGCGATCATATTCATGATGCAGTGACAAAGCAGCTTAATGCTGTTACAGCAGGCATGTTTGGCATTCCTGCGCACGAGGCAGTCAAGAGCGAGCCGTTTCTTCTGGCGTATGCTCAGGCTGAAGAAGCGCGTTACAACTTCCGTATGCGCTATTTGCACGACTGGCCTGCGTTCTATGCCAATGCAACAAAAGGAGCCGAGCAAGTGACAACTAAAAAGCCGACTCGCCGCGAAAAACGCCGTGCCAAAAAGCGAGGCAAGTAGATGCTGAACGCCATCACACTTCAGCTCCAAGAGCTGAACCAGAACATTTTGACTCTGCTCGGCGAAACGCGCGTCACGAACACGCTTTTGCAGATACTGGTCGATGGACAGCTTAAAGAAGAGCTGGCGTGGTTCGACGAAGAAGGCAGAATGACATCTGCAATGAAGCGGCAACTCCCACGGCTGTTGCTTGCTGAGCTCGACCGATTGCAAGCAGCTAATCGCGTGCGGGGCGAGCGGCCATGAGCGAGTCAATACTGCCCGCATGGCTCGAAGCCTACGCCCAGGAGTGCCGCACGCTCTTTGGCCTGGAAGCGTGGGAGATTGCGGTCAAGCTCGCCGACGTGCCTGGTAATGAGAAGGGCAACGAGGGCTTTTCGTGGGTGAACGTGCGGTATTTGAGCGCGCATATCGAGCTGCGGCGTGATCTGACCGATACGCAGCTGCGGTCAGTGCTGATGCACGAGATGCTGCACATCGCACTGGCGCCGATTGCCCAGGCCCATCTGCGGCTGTTCGATCTGCTGCCCAAGAAGCTGCGGAAGCACGTGAAAAACATCTGCGCAGATGGGGTCGAGCAAACGATCGAGCGCTTAACGCGGGCGCTGCAAAAGACAATCAAGCCAAGTGAGGGAGTCTAGCATGTCTCATCTTACACTCGAGCAGGTCGCTATGTGCCTGCTGGCAGCTGTTGCTGGTGGCCTCGCGTACTTTCTGGCGCTGCGGGGCGAGCTCGGCGGCACGCTGGCGTTTATTGGTGGCCTGTTCGTGTTCGCGCTGTGCCTGATCGCGTTTGGGGTGCGCTGATGGGCAATGATGAAAGCCTGTACGACAAACTCAGAAAGCTTTCGCCTCGTGAATGGCGCAGCTATCTCTATGGTAATTTCCCGCCCGAGCCCGCACCATTGCCACGCCTTGTGATTGCGGCAACATATCAAGAATATGCGGCCTGGTGCCTGCGCACGAACACGCGCCCGCACGGCCCGCAACGCCAAGCAATGTTTGTAATATTGCCAGAACAACTGGCCGGCATCGACAATCTAGCCGAGCGCCTGGTGGTGCTGAGCTGGCCACGAGGCGAGCGCGGTGCTGCAATGCACGAGCAGGTTGAGGTACGGTTACAGATTGAACGAGAACGGCATACGGCAGAATGACCAAGCATTTCAGCTACGATCCTGCGGGGCCGTCATATACAGCAATGCAAACAGCCGAGCTTGAACGGTTTCAGTTTGCGTGTCGTGCGGCTATGCCTGATGTGCGCTTTGCTCATATGCAGCTTGAGCAGGTACGCGATGAAGTTTTTCATCGTATGGCCTACCAGTTGCGGGCCAGTTTGTTTGGTGAGCACGTCGAGCGGCGCACGGTGTCGTACCCAAAAGACTGGTGGCAGGCGTTCAAGGCTCAGGCAATTCGCTTTTTCAGTGACGGTGCGTGGCCCAAGTATGGACACTGGCCAGTATTTGGCGATTGGCTGGCCAGGCGCTGGCCAGTCGAGTACACGACTGTCGAAATCGACGTGCGAGCACTGTACCACAGCATTACGCTGCCGCACGAGCGGCACACTATCAAAGTAGTGCAGCAGGAGCATACAGGGCCGCTTGAGTATGTCATTCGTGATATGCGCCAGGAGCGCAAGCCGTTGTTTTTGGTGCTGCGTGAGCTGCTGTATACGGTTGAAGCGCAGGGGTACAGGCCAGCAGCGTGGGCAGTCGGCCGCAAGGCGCGGCATGCACTTTTGAAGATGCGCGACCTTAATCAGTTTTATGTGTTTGATGTTTCACATGCTGGTTCAGAACAATTATTTGGCATAAAGCTATCGGTCAACTCGCTCGTTCCTGACGACAGCATTGAATTGCGTGATCAAGACGACAAAGTACGCGGCAGGATCTTCTCGGTGAACCCTGATGGCGTTTGATATCACTACTGACACAAGCGGGCTGCGACGCCTCGCCGACAGCCTCGAGCCTGATATCACGCGCATTCTGGATGAAGTCGCCGCGTTCATCAAGGAGCGTGCGCAGCAGCTGGCTCCAGTGTTGACTGGCGCGCTGCGCGAGAGTATCGACGTTGTTGTCCAGGGCTGGGCAATCCTGGCCTCGGTCAGCGTCGACTATGCCCAGTTCGTTGAGTATGGCACCAGCAAAATGGCGGCACATCCGTTCATGACGCCTGCGATCGAAGAGGGCGCGCGAATGCTCAGCGACAAGCTCGAAAGGTTGTTCGACGTATGAATGATAGCCAACAGGCATAAACATAAGGAACGCTCATGCCAAGCACGGAATACACGGTCGCACAAACCTGGCTTTATAGCGTGCTATCAGCTGATGCAACGCTGGCCGGCATCGTCAGCACACGCATTCACGAGGATGTCACGCCGCATATCGACGAAACTGGCGAGCCACTGCCCAGCGCGTTTCCATGCCTGGTCTACAACGTGCAGGCGACCCAGCCCGATTACTCTGAAGTAAGCGGCATCAGGATCTGGTCGGGGTTGCTCTATACCGTGCGTGGCATCTTTGAAACGCGCAGCGATGGCGGCAACGTGGCGGTAGTCGCAGCGCGTATCGACGAGCTGCTGCATCGAAAATCGGGCGCTGTCGTCGGCGGCCGGGTAGTGGCGTGCGTGCGGCGCCAGCCGTTCAAGCAGCGCGAACTGTCCAACGGGCGACACTATCGCCAGATGGGCGGGGTGTATGAATTGAAAGTGCAGGTTGACTAACATGAAACTGAACGGGCATACGGTCGAAGTTGATATCGAGGTTCGGTTGCCGCAGTACGAAACGATCGCTGCAATCATGATAAAACACCGGCAGCAGCTCATTGCTGGCGGCTTTTCGCACGAAATCGCTGAAGACATGGTTCGGCAGCTGCATACACATCTGCTTGATCAGCTTTCCAGATCGCCAAAGAGCTTTTTCTTCACAAGCTCAAAAGATTGCGTAGGCGTATCTGACTAGGTACTATTGACGCGACATAACCCCGCATGCTATACTGCTGCTGTAGCGGCAGGTTGTCGCGACACCAATGCCACTGCGGGCTGATACGCAGCGCACCGTGGGAGCCGGGCCAGTCATCTATTGCTGTGTTCTGCAATCACGAGTGGGTTGCCGATGAATCACCACAGCGCCAGTGGATGACTGCATGCCGCAGCAGGCGCGTGGTCGAGCACTCCTGGCTTGTGGAGCTGGACTCCTTGTCTGACATGCGCCTGCTGCGCCTATAGTATGCGCCTTTGAGCGATTTGCATTCCGAAATCGGAATGCAAATCGCTTTTGTATTTACATGCGCCTTCCTGAGCGCTTGAATGCAGCCGCTGTGCTGCTTATAGCGTTCAGGAGGACTCCGATGCCGGATCGTGCATCCGTTTTTGAAAAACCATTTCTTGCGCTCGAGACAACCCCTGGCACGCCGGCAGTGACTGACTATAAGCAGCTTCAGTCAATGTCGATTGAGCCAGGCATCAAAACGAACGTGGAAACGTTTCGCCCGATGGGTTCCAAGTTCGTGACGGTCGCCGCTCAGGGCAAGGAGTGGACCGAAGCCAAGATGTCGGGCCAGCCGACGTTTACCGAGCTCATCTACCCACTGTCGAGCATCTGCGGGCAAACAACCCCTACCACAGTCGGCAGCTCAACCAAGAAGTGGGTGTTTGGTATCACGAACAGTGCGGCTGACAATCCCGCGACGTTCACGATCGAGCAGGGTTCGAGCTTGCGCGTCGGCCAGTACGTCTACGGCATTCTCAAAGACTTCAACATGAAGTTCGCCCGCGACAAGATCGGTATGGATGGCGGGCTGATGGCACAGCGCTATCGCGATGACAAAACGCGCTGGCTCTCTATCTCAGGCTCGCCAAGCGGCGGCACGTTCACGGTCACGATCAACGGGCAGACAACCAGCGCTATTGCGCGCAATGCGACCGCTGGCACCATCCAGACCGCGTTGGCGGCGCTGTCCAGCGTCGGCGCTGGCAATGTCGCGTGCTATGGCACATCGATCGACGCAGCCCCAGTGCTGATTGTGCTGAAGGGCGCAGCGGCTGAGATCGAGCTGACAATCACGACGACAGACAGCCTGACTGGCGGCACATCGCCCGCGACGGCCCTGTCTCGCTACGCGCCCACCAGCACCGCGCTGGCGCTTGTTCCTATCCTGCCGCAGCAAGTCAGCGTCAAGCTGGCCGATACGCAGGCGGGCCTGGCTGGCGCGAGCGCAATGACGCGCGTACTTGAGGCTGGCTTCAACATCGGCGGGCGCTTCGACGGCATTTGGCCGCTGAATGCGGCTGTTGATAGCTGGGATGGCCACGTGGAGCTTGCGCCGAAATCGTCGGCGTCGCTCAAAATGGCGGCCGACAGCAACGGCATGCCGTTGCTGGTCAATCTGCGCAAAGGGACAACCAAGTTCATGGAGATCAGCGCCGTGGGCGACGCCACCGAAGCCGGCCAAACCTACCTGTTCAAAGCGCAAATGGGCCTCAAGATTACCGATATTGGCGATTGGAGCGACGCGAACGGCTTATACGCGGTCGACTTCAGCGCCGAGATTGCCTATGACGCCACCTGGGGCAAGGCGATCGAGCTCACCGTGCAGAACCTGCTAACCGCACTGTAAAACTGCCTTCAAAGGCAAACGAAAGGACATCCACACGTGCCAACGTCAGTAACGCGCCTGCAAGAGCGCACCTCCACTACCGAAGTTGAATACGAGGGCGAGGTCGTCAAGCTCGTGTACCGCCAGGGGCACTGTACGCCGTACTGGTACGACGGTTTGGGCGAGCGCATGCCGCGCCGGCTTGTCGCTGAAGTACTCTCGACATGGGATGTCGAAACAGCGCCCGGCAGCGGCGAAATCTACGAGCCGATCGCGCTGAGCGACCCGCGCTGGATTACCCTGGTCCGCGAGGTCGCGGTCGAGCGCGCGAAGGCTGAGCGTGACGCGGCGATTGCGGCCGGCGCAGCAGCGACGCCAGCCACAACGCCGCGGGGCAAGAAAGCTGACGCGCAGCCGCCGACGCCGCTGGAGCCGTTGACCGAGGCTGAGATCGATAGCATTCGTGCTGCCGAGCCGACGCCCGAAGCAGTCAACGAACTGTATGTTAATGGCTGGGAGGCCATGCTGATGGTGCTGCCGCAGCCGTTCATCGCCGCTGTCTTGGACGCCATTCTGGAGGATGTGCGGCCGGGAAAGTCACGCAGATAGGACTCACCCGCTACCTGTCGGGCGGCGGCGCGGGCGAACACTGCCCCGACTGGTATGTGGACTTCTATCTGCCGAGTAAATATTGCAATTTTGCGGTGCGTCCGTGGGAATGGGCGGGCGCACCACCCTCGCCCGTTCCGTTTGGCTGGGCGCAGCGCATTCTGGTGGCTGGCCTGGCAGAACGAGACTCAGAAGCCCCGACGCGCACATCGCGCACATCGCTGGCTGCATAGGATCATGCGTGTATGACAACCGTTGCTTCAATTCTAGGAAAAGTAGCGGTTGACGGCATTGAGCAGGCAGTACGCGGCCTGCAACAGCTCGCGCAAGCCTTCGATCAAGCTGGCGCCACTGCCCCCAAGACCAAGAAGTCGATCGACGATATTGTCAGCGCGCTGGTTAAGTTCAGCGTCATTAAAGAAGCCGTGAGTGGCCTGGTCAGCCTCGGCCAAGCCACAATTCAATCGTACTCGGATAACGAACGACTTGCATCGTCGCTGCAATCGCTGGTGGCCAAAGAGCAACTGGCTTCGGGCGCAGCGACCAACATGACTCAGGCGCTCGATCAGGCGTCGGGCAAATCGCGCGAGCTGCTTGGCTGGACTCAGCAGCTCGCGATTCAATCCCCCTTCTCGCAACAAGGCGTGGCCCAGGCGTTCAAGATGGCGCAAGCCTACGGGTTTGTGTCAGAGACGGCCAGCAAAGCCGACGTTGACGCCAAGCGGCTGACCCAGGCCATGATCGACTTCGCTTCCGGCGCCGGCCAAAGCGAAGAAACGATGAGCCGCATCGCGCTGGCGTTGGGCCAGGTGCAGGCCAAGGGTAAGCTGGCGGGCGGCGAAATGCTCCAGCTGACTGAGGCCGGCTTGAATGTGCGCGGCATTCTGGCGCAGGCGTTCGGCAAAACCACCCAAGAAATCATCGCGATGCAGGAGCGCGGGCTTATTCCCGCAAACAAGGCGATTACGGCGATCGTCGAGAGCCTGGAGCGCGACTTTGGCGGCGCGGCGAAGCGCCAAGCGAACACCTGGGCCGGCTTGCTCAACTCGATCGGCGATATTAAAGAGGTCGGGCTGCGCGAGTTCTTCGCCGGCACGTTCCAGGCGATTCAGCCGCTCGCCGTCGATTTTGTCAATACGCTGTCTGATCCAGCAGTCATCACAAACATTCGTGCGTGGGGCGAAGGGCTAGGCCAGATGGCTGCGGTCGGCGCAGGGGCGTTGCAGGCGATCGTCGGCAATGTCCAGGCGCTGACACCGCTGATAGCGGGCGTTACTGCTGCCTGGTTGGTGTACAAAACAGCGCAGAATGCGGCGACGTTTGCGACCGCAGCGCAGGCTGTTGTAGCTGTTGCAACTTCCGTCGCGGAAAGCGCCAGCCTGATTGTGTTGGAAGCCAAAACCAATGGCTTGATCGCAGCCGCAGTGGCGACGCGCGGCTACATCGTCACACAGGCTGGTTTGGCATTAACGATGGGCGCGGTTGCTTTGGCTGTCGCTGCGGTGGTGGCAGCCTACCAGAAGTACCAAGCCTACCAGCAGCAGCTCAAAGACGGCACACAATGGGTGCTCGAGCAAAAAGCCTGGTGGAACGAGAGCACGGCCGCACTGGAGCAATACAACCAGGCGTCGCAGGCGAACAAGAACGCGGTCCAGGGCCAGGCAGATAGTCTTCAGCAGTTGCGCAGTGAGCAGGAAGCCGCAGTTAGAGCGCTGGGCGAGCACATGATCGCCGGCAAGGCGGCGCGAGAAACCAGCGAGCAGTATGAGGCGAGCTTGCAGCGCGAGCGTGACGCGATTAACGCGCGCTCACAGGAGATCCAGGCTGCAACAGGGGCCCTCGAAGGCGCCATTGCCTACGAGGACCTAGAAGCCAATCGGCTGCAAATCGCTGCGGCGATGACATTGCAGGCCAGCGACGCGACTGGGGTATTCACGAGCCAGATTCAGCAGCTGATCGGCGTCACACAGGAAGCGGCCGATAAGAGTCTGCTCGACAGTACCGCAAAGCAGGCCCAGGCTGCCCAAACCCAGCTGCTCCAGCAGCATACGATCAACGCCGCCAACGCCTTCTTGCAGCTCAACCCGAACATCGACGGCTCGGGCGTCGCATCAGCCGCCGCGTCAGGCAAAATCAATCAGGCCGTCGCGCAATTTATTGCGATGACCCTGGCGATTGCGAAAACCAAGGTTGAACTGGCAGGCTTGCAGGCCCAGGCCGGCGTGTCGGCGCCGATCGCGGCCAAATCAGCCAAGCAGAGCGGTGTTGATCGGGTCGACGCGATCGAGAACAGCGGCACCCAGCGCGACGCTGATCAGCTCAAGGCCAAAACGACCCAGCTCAAGGCGCAGTATGAGGCTGAACAGCGCCTAGCCGAAGCGCAGCGCAACCAAATCATGAGCACCGGCACGGCTACTCAAAAGCAGGCCCAGCTCAACAAGGAAATGGCTGAAGCGGCGCAGATTTATGGCAAAAACAGCGCCGAATATGTCAATGCGAAAACCGCGCTCGACTCGTTTACTGCTTCCCAGGCGAAGGCTGGCGGCGCCGCAGCTCGCAAAGAAGCCAAAGCTGCCGAGAAGCTTCAAAACGATCTCGAGAAGATCGAGGACAGCGGCACCAAGAAGCTGTTGGATATCGACCGCAAGTACGCCGAGCAGCGTGCAGCGGCATTTCGGGCGCTCGCGTCTGACATCCTCACCACCAGCGCGGATATGGTGGCCCAGCAAGAGGCGAACGACCTTGAGTTAGTCGGCCTGGCCGACGACAAGCTCGAGCAAATGGTGCCGCGCGAGCGCGCCGAAGCAGAAGCGCGCGTGAAGGCAGCTGATGCGGCCCGCGAAGCCCAGGAGACTGCCGCGTCGCAAGGCGCTGAGTTCGCGCAAAAGCAATACGACGAGCGCATGAAGTCGATCCAGGCCCAGCAGCGGATCGACGAAACCTATTACAAAAAGCAGCAGGAGCTGGCCGACAATCCCGAGCTGCTGGCCCAGCTGCAACAGCAGTACGACGAAGCAACCGCGGCGCAGCAGCAGTCTACTGACATTCGCATCAGCCTGGCCCAGCAAATCGCCGACGAAGCCAAAGCCAAAGCCGACGAAGAAAAGGCTGCAGTTATTTCGGGCGCTCAAGAGCAGGCCAGCAAAGTCAAGAACGCCAGCGAGGAACAACGCGCGGCTGTTGTGAACGCGCTGCAAGCGCAGGCCGATGCAGCCAATCGCTGGGCCGGCAGTGTGTCGACTGCCGCTGATCGTGTGGTGAGTGCCGCTCAGCGCGCAGCTGGCGCCGTCAGCAGCATTCCTGGTGTTGGTGGGGGCGACGGCCCAAGCGGCGGCAGTGCCAGCGGCGCGAGTGCCCATGCTGCTGGTGGTGGCAACTTCATTGCCACCAAGCCAATGACACTCACGGTCGGCGATGCGCCCGATCCTGAGCTGATTACCGTTACGCCGCTGGGTCGCCGTGGGCAAACGCGCGTCGGGCCGGGCTGGGTGGCAATGGCAGGCGGCGGGGCCATTCTCGATAGCAGCGCCGACACAAACCCGGCGCTCAATCGCCGCTCGTCGAGTAGTGGGCGCGGGCATGGGCGTGGTAAGTCGCCTGAGCAAACTGCTGCCGAGCTGGCCAAGCTCGAAGAAGATTATCTCAATGCCGCGCTGGCCAAGAAAATCGAGTGGCGCAAGAAAGCCGAAGCACTCGACGACGAGCAGTATTACGCTGAGCGCGCGTTGCAGCGATCACGACAGCCCCAGCAGCGCGCGGAAGAAGAGCAGCGCTACTGGGAGGATCGCAACGTCAAACGCCAGCAGCGCGACCGTATGCGCGAGCTGGAGGCAACCTGGGCCAAAGAGGATGAAGATACCAAGAAGAAGATCGAAGATGATTACAGCGCCAAAGACGCAGCGGCGCGGCAGCAGCACTACGGCAATGTTGCACGTAATCAGCAGGCGTACCAGCAGCAATTAGCAAGTCTGCATCAGCAGGCACAGGACTCACAAAGCGAGAGTACCGATTTCTGGCTATCCGCGCAGGCATCGCTGTATTACGACCAGATGCAGTCGCAAAACCAGCAGTCGGAAGACGCGCTGAACGAGCAGCTGCAACACAGCCAGGAAGCCAAAGACAAAGAAACTGAGGCGCTGAGCCAGGCCGAACAGGATCGGCGCGACGAGCTGCGCGAAGACTTGCAGCATCAATTCGACCAGGAGGATCAACAGCGCCAGGACTTTTGGGATCGGATTAACCAGCAGCACGAGGATCAGTATCGGCTCGAGCAGCGCGATCTTGAGAATTACTACAACGATCGCAAGGACGCACAGAAAGCCGCGCTGGACAAAGAGCAAGAATCCTTTGACCAGTTTTGGGAAGCCAGCTTCAAGAAGATTGCCGGTGGCGCGGCGATCTACGAAGAGCTGCGCGGGGCCAAGGCCAAGATTTTTGTGCCTGAGTTCCTGAAGCTAATCGGCTGGGCCCCGCGCGCTGATGGTGGGCCAGTGACTGCTGGCCAGTCGTATATCGTGGGCGAGCGCCGGCCCGAGCTGTTTGTGCCCAAGCAAGATGGCGTGATTATCCCGCGCGTGCCGCCGAGCTTTGGCGGCAATGGCGGCGGCGCAACCGTTGTGCAGTACACCATCAATGTTGATGCGCGGGGCAGCACGGATGCGCGTGCGATAGAAGAAGCTGGCTATCGGGGCGCGAAGAAAGCGATCGAAGAAGCCGGCCGACGTGCGAACACACAAATCCGTATGGGATCTATTACAAGGTAGCTATGGCAATACTGAAGCTAACAGACGGCACCACCACGCTCGACCTGCTGGATAGTGTGAATTATCTGGCGCAGGCCGAGTCGTGGACGCCAAATATTGCCCGCTTGCGTAAGGGGAAGCTTGGCCGCGGCATCTATGAACCAGTCGTTGAAGAGTTTGATGTGATGGTGCGCGGCACGACCGTGCCAACGACATTGGCGAACCTCGCAGCGCTGGCAACGATGATTGATCAGGCTGAGCGCTGGAGCCGGCTAGAGCCGGTTGCTGCGGTGCGGTTGCAATACCAGCCGACTGGCAGCAACCTGGCCGCTCCACTCGAAGCTGTTGTGTTGGGCTACGACGGCGACTCGCCATTTCTCAATCTGCCGATGATTGAGAGCCGCGCCAATATCATACTTGGGCCGATTAAGCTCCGCTTTCGGCGGGCCCCGCTCTGGATCGGTGCTGATGTGGCCGCCACAAGCAGCAGTGCTGCGATTGCAAATGCCATGACGGTCACGTTCGGCAGTAGCGCTGCTGTAGCCAGCCCGGTGAAGCTCGAGTTGAATGCCAGCGTGTTTAACTACACAACCGCGCCAGGCTTCAACGACGGCTATCTCCTGGTGACCAATGCGGCCGACCGCATGAAGTTCATCGAAGGCGAAAGCGCGACTGCGGGCGGCTGGACCGTGCAGGCTGCGAGCTCAGCACGTGGCGGCAATGTGATTCAAGCGCTGCCGACTAGTGCGAATGTGCCGATCACCAATTACTACAATACGATTAGTGGCGTGAGCGCCAACGCGCGACTGTTTGCTGTCTTTGCCTCAATTTCTTTTAGCGCGACTGGCGGCGCCTGGACTGTTACGACACACTTGTTTTCACATGGCCAAAGTGTTGATGTTGTTTCAGCGCCGGTCGCTGATACAGTCTACCCGCACATTGTTTTTCTTGGTATGTTTGCGCTGCCGGGCGCGCTCGATCGCATGGCGATTGATGTAGCGGTGGCCTCGGTTGCCGGCTCGCCAGTGCTCAACATTGATTATTTCTGTCTGCTGGCAATGGACGACGACTATAGCCGCATTATCGGCCTCGACTCGCTGCGCACGCTGTCGCCCGGCTACCCGTTCGTATCGAACAGCACTCCATTTGCGATCACGATTGATGATCTGGTGAATAGTGGCCAGGCGGCAACTGTGCGCTTGAATGCGCCGACCACAAACGAGTATGCGCCGATCTCCTATCGTGGCCAGGTGAATTACCTACTCACGAACGGCACGACGCTGGTTGTTGCGCTGCTGATGTGTGGTGGCACGCTGCTCGGCGATGACAGTTACTGGCGCCTCGTGGACACAACGCATGGGGTCATTTCAACCACGCTGACCGCGACCCGCCATACAGCCTATCTCACGCCACAATAATATGACCCGCATTAAAGACATTTGTAATATTAAAAACACCTTTTTAGACTTAAATCGCGTATAATATAGTTATATTTAACTTATTATATGGAGATTAAGTCATGGATATTAAACACACTGATTGGCGATCATGCAAGCAATGTAATGTTGTTTTTCAGCCGAAAACCAGAGGTGGCACAGGTGTCTTTTGCAGTCGCGAATGTCGAGCGATTTATTCGCGACGAGAACCACCAAAAGAATGTCCTGTGTGTACTGCAATATTCCAATCTCGCTATAAAGGACAGAAAACATGCTCTCACAAGTGTTCTCGCATTTTACTTCGTAGCGAAAAAAGAAAAACTCATTGCATTAAATGTGGTGAACCATTAAATCCGAAAAGTAGAGCCAGCGTTCGGTATTGTTCAACCGCTTGCGCTCTTACAGGTCGCGAATGGATAGGAGCACAACATCGAGAACAGGGCGCAACGAAAGAGCATGCCCTTGGTTATCTTATGATAAAAAACCAAGAAGGAAAATGGGTTTTGGAGCATCGGTATGTAATGGAGCAACATTTAGGAAGAAAATTAGAGCGACAAGAACAAGTACACCATGTCAATGGAAATAAAAAAGATAATCGTATTGAAAACCTTGAGATTTGGAAAAAGCGAGATCATCCATCTGGTGTTAGGGCAACAGATTATCATTGTGCAGGATGTATTTGCGGCACTGAACAAGCATTCGAAATAGCGAAACTTCGTGCCAAAGTGCAAGAATTGGAAAGGTTGCTGCAATCACACGTATTAAAGACATAACATTTGAATCGGGCAGCCTGACCGGCACAGACGGTGCCGACTCGTCGGTCGGCGCCCAAATCAGCATCAGCACATCGCTGGTGCTAAAAGGCGGCTATAGCGCGCTTGTCTCGGTCACTGCGGCGCAGTCTGCCTATGTGCAGGAAGATTTCACTGCGGTCAACACTGTTTTTGTGTCGTTCTACCTGCGCGTGTCGGCGATTTCAACGGCGATTGCGAGTGTGCTCGATGTGCGAGACGCTGGCGGCACGGTTGTGGCGCGCGTGCGAGTCACGACAACAGGCGGAATCCGACTTGAGGTTGGTGGCGTGCAGGTCGGCACTGATTTCGCCGCCAGCATTGGCACCCTGTACCGCATTGGCGTGCGGTACACGCTTGGTACTGGCGCGAATGCCATTGGGCAGATGTTTGTCGCGGTCGGTGATGCGGTATTCGGAGCCGCGCACGCCGCCACGACAAGTGGTACGCCGACGACACAAGTTACCCGCATTCGCTGCGGTGTTACCACATCTGCGACCGTCGCGGATCTGGTATTTGATAACCTGCGCATCGACGACACGACCATGCCTGGGCCTGATCCTATTGTCGCATCGACAAACTTGGCGCTTGGCTCAGGGCATATCGATCTTATGTTTGGTCTTTACACAAGACCAAACGGTGGGGCGCTTGTCCTCGACCTCACGCCATTTGCAACAGGACTGACCTGTACGACAGGTGAACATGGGTTTGAAGAGCTGAGCGTGATAGTTGCACGCAGCTTTGCACTCGCCTATCAAATCTATGCGCCGCAAGGGCGCGCACTGTTCGTGCTGCTAACCGCAGGGGGGCAAATTATATGGTCGGGCCGGCTTGCAAATCCTGAACTCACAAGCGGCGATGATGGCACAGGAGCAAAGATTACAGCCTATGGCATGTCGCATGCCATAGATGATAATACATATACCGCATTATGGAGCACTGGGCTTTATGATGTGTGGAAGCCTGGGAACGCTGATTATCTTGCTGGTACAGCGAACGACAAATATAACATCGACACAAGTGATCGTTTGTATATTACGCTTCAGAAAAGCGCAATCTATACAAACGGGACTGACTATGGTGTGCTGTATTTTCTCAAACCCGATCAGTCCTCACGGAGCATTGTTGGCATCTCATTCGATTATACGATTGTGCTGCCTGCAAACTGGATTGTCTATTTTCAGACACGCGATTCCGTTTGGACAAGTGCGGTAAATGTCACAACGCTAACAGCAACGGGCGCCGGGCAAGTCGGCTCAATGAACCTGACATTTACTGGCGCTGATATGTTTGTGTTCGCAATTCAAAACAATACAGGTGCGAATTATACAAACACAGCTGAAGCAGGCGCCTGGTATATCAAAATCACGAACGTGCGCGTTGTCACGAGTACAACAAACCGCATCAACACCACGCTGACCTCGGCGCGCACGAACGGCTCAAACGTATCGTGCGTTGTCGGCAGCTCGGCCAATATGTATGTTGGCCAGCGCGTCACGATTACAGGCGGCGGCAAATCGGAAAGCACGATTATTATCAGCACGACGAGCGGCGTGTTTACTGCGAATATTGTGAACGCACCAGGCGGCGGCTATCCAATCGGCTCGACAGTGCAAGCGCATGTCATCTATGCAGATGAGATTGCCGCCGATCTTGTTGTTGCAGCGAATGCGCTCAACCCGACTCAACTCAGTAGCAGTACAGCACTGATTCAATCACCCTTGCTTGATCTTACTGAGCGCATATATGAAGATGCCACACCATCTGATATATTGAATCAGCTCATCGCGCTTGGAGACAACCAGATCCCACCACGCCAGTGGGAATGGCAAGTGTGGGAGGATAATCGACTTGCGTTTCGACCACAAAGCAGAAATGTAACTGCAACGTGGATTGTCGATGCAACTGAATTACAGCTTCAGCGCACGCTTGACGACCTGGCAAACTCAGTCCATGCTACATATACCGATGCGACTGGCCGCACACGCCGTACAAGTGTTTCTACTGATGCGCTCAGCGTGCAGCGGTATGGTATCACGCGGAAACGCGCAGTCCCATCTGACTCCTCCAGCAATATTGAGGCAACTGTTCGTCGCGATGCGGTCAAGCTCGACCAAAAAGATCCGCTGCCGCGGGCTGCAATATCGTTTCCGCAGCTGAGCCGTGCGGGCGGCGCATTTTGGCCAAACGCACTATGTCGAGCGGGCGACACTATTATTATCCAAAATATTCCCCCCGAACTAAGCGACTCCGTAGACAAAATACGGGTATTTCGTATAGGCGGCACCACATATACTGCTGATGATAATCAGATTGAAGTCCAGCCTGATCTGCCAATCAAGTTGCTTGATTTCTTACTTGCTCGCCGTGCGAGCGGCTTTTAAGGAGCGCGTCATGCCAGAACTTCCTGGTTCCTTCTCGATCGATAAGCAATCATTCAGCGTGTGGAGTGGCAACCCGGTAACGCCAGTCCAAAGCGGCGACGGCAGCTACTTTTATGGATTGAACGCCAAACGCCTGAATGACCCGCGTACAATGTTTTATCTTGTAATATGGGCGCGACATGGGCTGCCGCTTGTCCTCGTGCATCAGTCGCCATATCGGCAGGCTGGCACAGGCCAGGGCGTGCTGCGCGTGCAGGGGGCTGTTTTGGAGGCATCGTACTTCGAGGAAGTCGGCGACGGCAAGCGCACCATCGTTGTGCCGATTCCTGAGTATGTGCCTCTCACCCCACCGATCCTGATTGACCTGCCAGGCATCACCGCAGAGTCAGCGGTCGCGCTGCCTGCATTGGAGTCGTGGCCGAATGGCGGCCGAGACTACAATAGCATGGCCGAAGTGCTGGGCGATGTAACCAAGCTCGGCGTTGGCTCGCTGTTTGGCGACTACCTGCGCTTTGGGCTGCTGCATACGCGCTTCAACAAAGCCAATGCTGTTAATCGCGCGCAGCACGAAGCAATCATGCAGATTCAGCGGCTGCTACGAAAGCTTGGCGCGCTAACCTAACAAAACTGTCACTTGCATATCGCCCAACGCATGATAGGCTCTGCGCAAGAAAGGAGCGAGCATGCAACGACAAGCATATCTTTTGGTGGGCGCCGCAATTGCGCTCGGTTTAGTCTGGTGGTTTTTTGTGCGAGTACCAGGTGGAATTGAGATGCGGCTGGAGGGGCAGGGGAAGGCGCAGCTGACCAGCACAGTCAATGGCGCGCTGACACAGCGCGCGGTCGACCTGCCGTGGTCACAGCGTCAGGCGCTGCCAAGCGGCACCATTGTGGCATTTGGGGGCCAGTTAGAGGGAGATGGGGCGCTGACGTGCGTGCTGCGCGC